TCGGGTCACTACTCATTGCACCGTGCCCGCTTGCGTGACATGTTGTTACTATTAGACCAACGAATTGGATTCGGTGAGTGGTGCAACCGTTACGCTCTTAATTAACACTAACCTAGGCAGTACAGTATTAAACATAAGACCTAGCACTAAATGATAACAGGGGGCAGTAAAATGCCCCCTTTATTGTATACCCCCGAACGCCGAGCGGGACTCCTACCCGTTCCCTAACCTACAAAGTGTTACCCAAACGAGATAAATATTCCAAGGAAATCAAAAAAATTTCCCGCCAAAAAAATGCTCAAAATAGTTGAATCATGAAAGACTACGATAGCTTCATTAATAAGCAAGCAGAAGTTCTCAACGAGTTTGATGATTTCTGTGAACAATTCGAGAAACGCGCTGCCGAGAACTTTAAGAACCCACAACAAGAAGATGAACGATTTGAACTCCTCAAAGAAATCTCCGAACCTGGAAGAAGTGCTATCGATAGCATTCCAAGAGATTCGGGAACTGAAAGCTGAAGTTGAGCGTCTAAAATCTCCAAGCCTCATGTATAGACGCCCTGGTGCTACCGCACATGAGAAGATAACAGATTACTTGGATGATGTAGATAAAAGACTAAAGAAATTAGAATAATGGCAATTCTCATACCTGATGGAACATCGTTTACTTTAGGTTCTGGACCTGGGTGGAAGATGCTGCCGCCCCCAGGACCATTTGTGATACCTGGAATGTTTCGGGATGGGGTGAACTTGAATATCTACGAGACCGTGGGGGTAGTGAATGTCACTGCTCAAGCGAACTTGGTATGCCCTGGAGGAACACCTGGTCCTGCACAGCCGAGTCCCGAGTTAATCACAGGTATCAGTATTGGTGTCATGCCACCTGGTTGTATTGTACTAGCGGGAGGTGTACCAACGATAGCAGAAATGCTACCTGGCACTGATGCTGTGAGTTTTGGGAGTATCCGTGTAGCACCTGGAGTCACCACATTAGTATTGCCAATCCCTCTCATTGGTAATTACACGGAGAAGTATATGTATGATATGCAGGCAGGTTTTGGAGAAAGTTATAAAGGTAGTGTAGTACCACGTACCAGGGACAATATGAGGGGCGTCACATTTCAGGGAGGATTTGGAGTACAGAAAACCTTTAAGCGTGATGAGAAGTTAAAGAGGATCGGTGGATCGGGAAGGCTCTCTGCGTTTCAGGCAACACCTGAAGGTAGGGAGTTTATTGGACCTGCAGTACATGATATAGCACAGAGGGGTAGTAACTATGTACATGCTTATAAGCCGTCTCTGATCAAAACTCTGCGTTTTCATTATGAGATCACAGTCACGAGTACGTGTCCACCATACATTTGGAAGTTCCCAGCATATATCGATGTAGATAATAACTGGCAAAATCACACCAAGCGTACTAAATATCGTTTAAGTAAGCAAGCAGAAGCGAGAGAAGGTTAATGCCAGCAGGAAGTGGAATCAGTCGATTAAAAGATCTAGAGAGTGGTCATCAGTGCTGGCCACCTGTACCTGTAATTACAGGATCAGCGAACGTCTTTGTGAATAAACTTGCAGCAATAAGAGTTGGTGATATAACTGCAATTCATGTATGTGGTAAAAAACCACCGCATGCTGATACTTGTGTAAAAGGGTCTACAAGAGTCCGAATCAACATGTTGGATACAATGCGTATAGGTGATACGTTATCCTTTGGTGCCGTGATGACAGAAGGGTCACACACGGTATTGGCAGGAACGTAGATCTGTGGTATAATAATAGAAGTTCATCACTAGAATAATGGCAAAGCTTAATCGATCTCTAATGGGCAATTCGTTTATTGAACCAATTCCAAAGAAGAGTCGTCAAGGCAATGGTAAGAACACCAAGTATGCAGCATCGAGTCGGAACAGTGCAAAGAAGCGTTATCGTGGTCAAGGTAAAGGATGAATTTAATTTGCAATCTTCCTGCAGAGAAAGTGTGGGTTCGTAGGGAATACTTACGAGATCATCAAGATGGGCATGGGGAGTTTGTAGAGGGCGTCTGGGTATGTGCTAAAAGCATACCTGGGCGTGCTTTTTACTTTGAGACATACTTGCCTACATATGGAGCAATGTATGATAAGCTACCTATCAGTGCATTTGTAAGATCACCTAAAACACCAGATGTTGATATGAGTCTGGAAAACCTACAATTTTGGAATTGTATGGATTATGGTGTTGCATGTATGAACAAAGGATTTGTAACATCAATGGACTGTGAGGTCTTTACAAGAGACCATGGTTTGATGAAAGGTCAATACTTGTTTACATTAGATAACTATCATGCAAATCCAGATGTGATAGATAATAATGTGAGTGAAGTGCCTCAAGAGCATAAATCACATAATTGCATTGCACTAGAGAATGGTCAGTATGCATTGTATCCTAATAATAGGATGCGTCTGTATGACCTCTCTATCACCCCACAGGAACCTCAATTCCCTGACTTTAAAGTATCTACCATAGAATACCAAGTAGAGGCAGGAATCGACTGGGGACGCCTAGGAGACACTGACGATTATTTTTGGCAAACACAACAGGAGAAAGAAAATGGGTAATTCACCAACTGATAAGAGCAAAGATTTTATCAAATCAGGAATGACTCTTATCACTCAAATCGAATCTGACAAACTTTTGAAAAAAAGCAAGACAGAAGATAAGAAAAAGGACCATAAATAAACAATAAATCGTGTTATTGTGCCCAATCAACAGTCTTTTAAAGATTTAAAGGTTACTATGAAGCCTCACCCAATTACGGGTGACTTACTAGTAACCAAAGACGATGCATCTGTTAAACAGTCAGTTGTTAATCTTATATTGACTACTCCTGGAGAAAGATTCTTCGATGATCGGTTAGGTTGTGGTGTTAGCGAATTATTATTTGAACCACTTGATTTTGGTACAGCGGGTTTGATCGAAGAAGAAATCAGAACCACTTTGAGGTTGTACGAGTCTAGGGTTGATGTGACAGAATTGTCAGTTGACCCAAACTTTGATGATAATGCTTTTGATGTTGAGATAGAGTTCACTATCCGTGGTCGTCAAGACGAACCACCTCAAAACGTCAACTTCCTCTTACAGAGAACCCGATGAAGTATATTCAAGTCAATAATTTAGATTTTGCTGACATCAAGACTGCGCTCAAAGATTACTTAAGAGCACAGACTGATTTTGTCGATTTTGATTTTGAAGGGTCTGCTTGGAGTAATTTGCTAGATGTACTAGCATATAATACGTATTACACTGCGTTCAACACGAACATGGTGGCTAATGAATTGTTTTTGGAGTCAGCAACACTCCGTGATAACGTTGTATCTCTTGCGAAACAATTAGGATATAAACCAAAGTCTATTGTTTCTCCGCAAGCAACAGTTAATTTTCAAGTAAATTTTACAGGAACATACCCAAGTGTCATTACCTTGAAGAAGGGCACGGGATTTGTTACTACATTTGATGATCAGTTATATCGTTTTGTCGTAATTGATGATTATAAAGCGGGAGTTATCAACGGTCAAGCAATTTTTGAGAACGTTGTACTCCAAGAAGGAACTTTGATTGAAGAGACTTACACCAAGTCTACGGTATTAAAAAATCAAAAGTTCATTCTAAAGAACAGCGGTGCGGACACTAGCACACTTCGTGTCAAAGTATTTCCCATCGAGAACTCATCAGAGTTTGCATACTACAATCAGATTAACAATATTATTGATATTGGAGCATCTGACAAGATCTATTACGTAGATGAAAACGCTGATGAGCAATATCAACTCTTTTTTGGTGATGGTGTAGTTGGTTCTGCGTTAGAGGACAATAACTACGTTGAGGTATCATACTTAATTTCTGCTGGTGCAGCTGCAAACGGCGCTAGTGTATTTACATTTAGTGGTATACTACAGGATAATAACGGTGTTGCGTATCCACTTACCGTAACTAACATCACGACAGTTTCTGCAGCTGATGGTGGTGCAGGTATTGAGAGTATTGATAAGATTAAGTTCAATGCCCCCAAACTATATGCCACACAGAACAGAGCAGTTACTGCAATGGATTATGGTGCTATCGTAAGGCAGATTTATCCTGCAGTATCTGACATCATTACATATGGTGGTGAAGAGGAGAGATACCCTGAATTTGGTAAGGTCAAGATTGTTATCAAACCTGATAGTGGCGCTACACTCTCTAGTGTAACTAAAAAGCAAATTATTGCTAGATTGAAAGACTATGCTGTGGCATCAGTCACTCCAGAGATTAAGGATCCATCAATTTTGTATTTGGAGTTAGACAGTAGAGTCAGCTTCAATACTCGTATTACAAATCAATTCCCTACAGATATTAAATCTAAAGTCACAAATGCTGTAGAAGATTACACTAAACTGTCTGACACCGAGAAGTTTAACGGTAAGTTTAGATATAGTAAGTATGTTGGTGTGATTGACAATGCCGATCGTTCTATCACCTCTAACACTACAACAGTAATGATGAGGAAGGATTTCTATCCACAGATCAATACTACAACATTCTATGAACTTTGTTTCCAGAATGCATTTAAGTTGTCATGTCCTGAAGATGGACCTGTTGTTATGTCAACAGGATTCAAGGTAACTGCTTATCCTAATGTTGTCGTTTATTTTGAGGACAGGGATGGTAAAATCGTCCTATATAGATTGGATCCTGGTACAGGTGAAAAGATTGTCCTGAACGACAATATTGGTGATGTTGATTATGAGGAAGGCGAAATCAAATTATATGATGTAACCATCTTACAGGGAACCTTCTTTGACAACAGAATCTCGGTTCGAGTGATCCCACGTAACAACGACATTAATGCATCTAGACACATGTATCTAGATTTAGATGTTGCAAACAGCAAGTTCGCGGTATATCCAGAGTAATAGATGAGTACACAGATTTCGGCTCTAATTGAAGACCAACTTCCTGGGTTTATTGTTTCTGAATACGAAAACTTTTCGAGTATTTTAGAAGCATACTATCGACAACAGGAATCAGTCGGTCAACCTCTTGATATCATCAGCAACATTACGAAATATCGTGATGTCGATTTTTATGAGAAAAATTTACTGAAAGAATCTACTACAGTTGCTTTGACTGTAAATGCATCCTCCACGACTTTGGTAGTCGCTGATGCTAGTTCATTTCCAGAGAAGAACGGATATATTAGAGTTGGAACAGAAATCTGTTTCTATAAAGAGAGAACAGCTACAGAATTTTTAGATGTCTCTAGAGGAGTGAGTGGTACAACCATTCTCGGAGACCTGCATAATGAATCCACATTTGTGTCTACATCAGCAGTAGACCACTTGGTTGGTGAAGATGTACATAACTTAAGTCATTTGTTCTTGTATGCCTTTGTAAGGGCATTTGAGCGAGAGTACCTAGTTAACTTTCCAGAAGCATACTTGAAGGATGATGTAGACAAGAGACTCCTGATCAAGAACATTGGAGATTTTTACAAAACTAAAGGTGGCAACAAATCTATCAGATTCATCTTCAATACTATTGTATCAAAGAGAGCTGATGATATTCCAACTACATACTTTCCAAAAGATAGCACCGTAAAAGTATCGGAATCTGATTGGTCTGCTGTATTTGCAATACAAGCAATCGTTTTAAGTGGTGATGCCAATAAATTGATTGGTAAGACTATTATCCAGCAAGAGGATAAGAATTCTATTGGATCGTCATATGCATCTGCTAATGTAGAGAATATAATCCAAATTGGTAAAGTAGGAGACTATGGTCTTTATAATTTAATTATCGATCCTGTTTCTGTAAATGGCGATTTTAACATCCCCCAAAAGACAGTGCTGGACAGGGTTTTGGGGACCTCTCTTACAACTAACGATACAATCACTGTAGACTCTACTTTAGGTTGGAGTTCCGAAGAAGGGTTTGTACAGATCAATGGCGAGATCATTGAGTATGAAGGAAAGACTGCTAGACAGTTTATTATCAAAGAACGTGGAACTGTCACGAGAATTCATAATGTCGGTGACATTGTAACTAGTTACTCTAATGTAAGAAGTGACGATGTTAGTTTGCTTCTATATGGCATTCTAACAAAACTTTCTCCAGATCAAGTATATCCTTACTCCCAGAAGGGAGATAAGATCCAGATCTCTAAACCTGGATTTGAAACTAGAAATACAATCATTTATGACGAATCAACTAGATCTGTAAGGTGGAAAGTAAATACCACTGGTGCTGTTGCTTCGGTTCCTCTTAATCCTGGTGTAGGTCTTCCACTCCAAAAATATTTGGCTGATGTTAGTGCCGTCTATCAAGATGGTCAGTATTACTATATTGCAACATCTTCATATCCATCCACACCTATTCTTACTGGTCAGGATCAACCCAATCTAGTTGATGCTAATCAACTCAAGCTGATACCAAAATCTACCAGTACAACTACTGAAGTATATAAAACGCCATTTAGAGATATTGGTGTATTTGTAGATGGTAGTATTGCTTTTGGATAT